GATCGAAGCCTATTCCTGCAGCAGAAGCGGCGCTGAAAGCTTTGCATTAAGTGGACACCAGCTCGATATGGTTGCATTCTAGTAACGGACTACCCATAGGAACAGCACCCGGGCATCGTAGTAGTTTCTTTGGCTCCCCTCAAAAGGAGTCACTGGGATGAAAAGGTGCAGCAGTGACCCCTCGGATCTGGATATGGAGATGCGTCGAGTACGGATGAAACGTAACTGTACTTCAAACGCCGACGATAGCCGGACATGCAACTGACAAGGATTGAGTAGGCTTATGGCTGAAATTTCTTTTACTTGAGGTAGCGCTTAATCGCTCTACTAGACGGGCTCTGAATACTGCAAAACTTGTATTTTGGGACGACTTTGATCTATTCATTGGTGCGGGGGTGCTGTAATTAGCGCCCAATTATAACGAAACACATGGACTTTAGCGAGTACCATGTGTTTTTGTATTAATATATTAGTAAAATGAGTAATAATAACTTTATAAACCAAAATTAACTTACAAAACCTAAACCAATGACAGTTTATTACCAGACTAATTCGTGGAGTAGTCAACCACAACCAACAGAAGATCGATTAGAATTATGGAACCATATTGCTGATAAAGCTAACTGGCGAATAGTTCAATTACCAAACGGATATTACCAAACGGAATATCAAGATCTTAGAAAAGACGACGAGTGGGTTGATATAACAAGAAGAGAAACAATGGAAGCTGCGGAAACTTCTATAGATTCTACTATCGAACACTACAATAAAAAATTAGAATTTATAAAAGGCCCCAAAGTGGTTAAAACTTTCAAATAAAAACAAAAAATGGGATATTTAGTAATAGAGACTCAAGAACAGGGTCAAATAGTAATTGATGGCAGTCGTGTTCTAAGCATAATAAAAGGCAAAAAGAATAATGACTATTATTTAGACTTAATACTTGGGGTTCAAAAAAATAACCCTAATAAAAATGATATAGTAAGGTTAGAGTTCTCTGGCGATATAACAGGAGAAACTTTAGAGCAGTACAATGCAGCTTTAATACAATGCGAAGTGGAAGCTTTCGTGAACGTTTTGCCAGCTGAAGGCGAAGAAGTCTTTGATGTTAAGTTTAATCCTTCAACACCAGCAACTGGTTCTTCAATTAGGGATTCTTTCTCTGGTACCTTTGTAAACTTTGGAGCGGCAGGAGGATCTGCTGATGTACTTGGAGGTGATACTGTAAATTGGGGTACAGAATTAACTACAGCGTCGGATCATTTAGGTAATTTAACTATAATGGATGATTGTAAAATTAAAGCTGTAGCTGTTAAGTGGTCAAGCACCGTTGGTATGACTACTATAAACAATAATGCTACTGTTTCTTTTAGGTTTTCTAAAGCTATAAACCCTAATTTGAACGTGACGCAAGCCTCTACTTGGGCAACCGCTGGAGCAATACAAAAACAATGGAGAACCTCTGATGGAGATTACCCTGGGTTTTATGAAGATGTTAGCAATTTAAACCTAACATACGAAAAAGGGAATTTATTAGCATTTACTGCATCTACATCCACTGGGTTTTCAAATACAGGTGAAGATGTTGAGGTTACTTTAATATTAGAAGGGGTTGATAGCCCAGTAGTGGTTCAAGCGTAGATAAAAAATAACCCTGCCGGGTAAAAGGCAAATTAAATTTAATTAAATAAAATACATGGAAACAAACAATCCAAGCGATATAGTGAAGACACTGACATTCGGTGAACCTGCTAGAAATGAAATAATGCAAGGCGTTGATAAATTAGCAAGCGCAGTGAGGTCCACTTTAGGAGCCTCGGGAAAATGCGTAATATATGAAGATGCTTTGGGTAGACCGGTAATTACAAAAGATGGTGTAACCGTTGCGGAAAGCGTAGTCTTATTACATCCGGTTGAAAATATAGGAGCAACCTTAATAAAGGAAGCTGCTAGCAATACAGTAAGAGAGGCTGGTGACGGTACCACGACGGCTACCGTACTGGCTGATTCTCTGTTAAAAATAGCTAATGAAAGTTTAAATGAAGAAAAAGTTAGAGGTATTAAAGATGGCATTATTAGTTGTGCTAACAAAGTTAAGATACATCTTGATAAGTCCAGTACTCCAGTTGAAGGTGAAATGTTACGGAGTGTTGCTACAATTAGCTGTAACAACGATGTTGAGCTTGGAAGAAAAATTGGAGAAGCTTACGAAAAAGTTGGAAGTAATGGAGTCGTATTAATGGAAGAGTCTGAAACGAACGAAACTTACGTGGAATTCGTTGAAGGAGTACAATTTGATTCAAAATTAAAATCAATACATTTAGCGACAGACAAAGACAAGAGATCTGCTGTTTTAGATAACCCCTATGTGCTTATTGTTTCCTCTCCTATTCCTAATATAAGAAGAATACAAAACGTCTTAGAACACGTTATAAAGAACAAAAGAAGTTTATTAATAGTTTCAGAAGTAGAGCAACAACCTTTAGCTACTTTGATATCAAATAAAGTGAAAGGTAATATTAAGGTAAACATTATAGATACACCTGGTTTTGGGCCAACAAGACAAGATACTATAGAAGATTTAGCTATATTGACAAATGCTACTATAATAGATGAATCACTTGGAGATGACTTAGATTTAATAGATCCTAATGTATTAGGTGAAGCCGTTAAATCAGTCACTGACGAAAAAGGCACAGTGCTGCAAGTTGAAACAAATGGAGATATTTTAAATGAAAGAATATCTTTTGTTGAAAATAAGATTGCAGATGAGACTAATCCTTTCTTTAGAAAAAAGCTAGAACAAAGATTATCTATGCTAACTGGTAAAGTTGGTATTATAAGAGTTGGAGCTGATTCCAAAGTGGAATTAAAAGAAAAGAAAGATAGAGTTGAGGATGCCATTCATGCGACAAAAGCCGCTTATAAAGAAGGTATTGTTGCTGGTGGAGGTGTAGCTTTACTAAATGCTTCACAGAAAATTAAACCTGCTAACAGGGGTGAGGAAATATTGCTAGAAGCAATCAAAGCACCTTACTACACCATATTAGACAACGCGGGTATTGTAGAGATCAAAAAGCTTACTATTAAAAATAGAGGTATTGATGTTAAGACTGGCAAAGAAGTTAATATGATTAAAGCAGGTATTATAGATCCGGTTTTGGTTACAAAATCGGCGCTAAAAAATGCAGTAAGTGTTGTAACAACAATAATATCTGCAGACTGTGTAATTAGTAATAAAAGATTAGCATAATGAAAGCAATTAATTATTACTTAATAGTAGAAAAAATAAAAGAGGCTCCGAAGAAAGTAGGAGGCTTAGAGCTCACTGAAAAACAAAACAAAGATATTAGATACCTAAAAGCTAAAGTAATTAGTGTTGGTGATCAAGTACCTGTAATAGCTAAAGACGATGTGGTTTGGTATGATAAACACGCAGGACACGGTATAGAGTGGGACGATAAATTTTATTTAGTTTTAAAAGCTCCCGATATAGTTCTTATAGAATGATATTTACTAGCCAAGATTTAAGAGATATGAATTTGTTTAAGTATTATAGGCTTGTTAGAAGATGGGCTTGTAAAACTTATGATCTTAAAGATGCTGATTTAGAGTTGCTGATATATTTAGATTGTAAAAAACTTTTTACTAGGAATGATTTTATTAATGGTACTTATACTTATAGTTGGGATAAAAATCGCTGGGAGCGATTAAGAAGAGATGGCTGGATTGATGTTTTTAAAGAACGGAATAGAACAACCTCAAAGTATGCTGCCTATAAAGTATCACTAAAGTGTAGTCAATTAATAATGCGAATATATAGAATATTATTAGGACAAGAAGATTTACCGGTTTCACGTAATAGTAAATTTTACAAAAACAAAACATATACTGATAAAGTTTATAATAAAGCTATTGATGATATGATAAACGACAGCGAAAGATAATGGGATTTAGATTAAAAGAATTTTCAGACCTTGTAGGTATAGATAAAGAAACATCCTCTTACAACACTCCGGTGTTTAAAAAAGAACTAGAGGGAGGCATACTAGCTGAGGCTAATAATGACGGTACTATATTTATAGACAAAGCATTAAAAGGCAAGGCTAAGGAGGACGCTATTAAACATGAACAAGTTCATTTAGACCAGATGGCTCAAGGTAAGTTGCAGTATGATAACAATACGGTAACATGGAAAAAAGACACCAAATCCCCCGCTAGAGTATACAAAAGAGATCAAATGAACGAAGGGGCAGAAAATCTGCCTTGGGAAAAAGAAGCATACGAAAATTCATAAAAATGGGATATAAAGCAAAATCAATAACAAGCAAAGCGTCAAGCGCCTGCAAAATGAATATGGCTCTTATAAAAGGAGAGGCTAAAATTGGAGCAGTTAAGAAAGCTGGCATAGGTGATTTACAAGCAGAATTTGACGCAGGGAGACAATCAGAAGAATCTTCTCCAGCTGAAATGAGAAGCTCCCCAGCTAAATTACCAATTGCAGCTATAGCGAAAGCGGCCCCTATGATATTAGGTGCTTTAGGCGGAGGTAAAAAAGGCGGCGGTGGCGGCGGTGGCACAAAAGTAGTTGTTAATAACTCAGCTGATGCAAATGCAAGTTCAGAAAGTAATAGCCAAGCAGCAAACGCGATAGACCCTAAATAATAAAACATAAGACATGAGCAAACCAATAACTAGCAGAGTAAAAAGATCACCTCTTTTTAAATATTCCCCTTTAAAGCAAGACACCCCTGCAACAGCCGGAGGTACTGAAGATGGTGAAGAATCAACTAAAAAAGTAACCACGACTACAGAGGACCCAAACTTATCGGAGTTTAAAAAACGTTGCGGTAAATTCAAAGGTAAAAATTCTAAAGAAGCTAAATTGGCTGGCTGTGAATGGAAAGAGGGTGTAAAGGATCCAGAGCCTGTAACTACTACTAAAGAGGTTACTGTTAAAGGTGAAGACTTAGATTACGAAGGCACTTTACAAACAGCTAAGCAAGGTAGAGTTTTAGAGCCTTGGGAAATAAATCGTTTAAAAAGAGGGACTAGAAAAGCTACAAATGAAAGAGACCAGGCTGCTAGAAGACTGGATAAAAATAAAGGTGTTACTTTTAAAGACGGTAAATATGTATTAAACGACGATGCAACCGCTAAGGAGAGACGTAAGTTTAATAAGCAAAATGATCGATTTATAGATGCTGACAATACAGCAAAAAATCAAACATTAGCAAGAGAGTCTGGTAGACAAGCCGGAGAAGAGTATTACAAAGGGGATAGAGATAGAGGTTTAGGTGAACAATCAGATCCTGAACAAAAAGCTCAATTCAAAAGAGATGCTATAAAAAAGAAGAAAGCAGAGAAAGCCGCGGCCGCTGCAGCAGCAAAAGCAGCAAAAGATAAAGCTGAACTCGATGCTGCTAAAAAGGTAGCAGATGAAGAAAACCAGCAGATAGAAGCAGATGCTAACGGCGTAACTACAGGTCAAGCCGCTAATGCTATAGGCGCAAATGATATAGCCCCTATAAGTTTAGGAGGTGGGTTTGGTTCTGGCTTGGATTTATATAAACAATCTAGTTACGGTCCCTTAGCCATGACTAAAAAGGGTTATAATATGAAAGCTAAAAGCCCCGCAACTAAAAAACTACAAGGAGCTCAAAATACGTTACCCCCTCATTTACAAGCGGCTATTAAAGCAGCCCCCGGTAAAATGAGAAGCGCTTTAAAGAAAGGTTACTTTAAAAATAAATAATTATGGCTTATACTCAAAATAATCCCTTTAAAACATCAGATTGCGGTTGCGACTCGCCTTTAAAGAAAAAAGGAGACGCTCCATCTAGGAAAAAATCTAAAGGGTACTATAATAAAGCTAACAAGACAGGCACTGGAGCAGCAGCTGGAGGAGGTATGACCGCTAAAGGAACGGCTAAGTACAGAGCTGATAATCCAGGTAGTAAACTTAAAACAGCGGTTACTAAAGATCCTTCTAAATTAAAGCCAGGTGGTAAAGCAGCTAAAAGAAGAAAAGCTTTTTGCGCTAGATCCAAAAGTTGGACATCTGAAAGAGGTAGAGCGGCTAGACGAAGGTGGAATTGCTAATACATAAGATATGGAAATAATAGAGCACATTACAGGGGCATGTGGGGAAGCGCATGTAAACATAAATCATATTGCAATAATATCATTAGTAATTTTAACTTATGGAATCAAAAGGATTAGGAGATACAGTAGAAAAATTTACTAAAGCTACTGGTATAAAAAAATTAGCAGATAAAATACCTGGAGGGTGTGGCTGCAAAAAAAGAAAAGAAACATTAAATAAATATTTCCCATATAAAAATAAATAAGATGGCATATAAACAAAAAGGCTGCAGTCCTATAACCGCAAAAATTAAAAGAACAACCCAAGGAGGTATGGTAACACAACCTATATTAAACATGGGCGCTCCTGTTAAAATGAAAATGTCCTCACCTGCTAAAGATAGATATGACGGGCAATCCATTAAAAAAGGAGAAGATGGGCTAGGCACAATAGGGGGAAATCAGAAAGCTAACAACGCCATGCAAGCTATCCCCTCGGATGATATTTCTATGACTCCTTATTCAGTAAAAAAAGAGTACGCTAATCTTGTTGAATTAAATCCAAAGGTTAAGAAAACCGGCGTGATACACGGACCAAAGGTTAGTTACGATATGGCTTATGAGAAAGCTAAGAAAACTAAAAGGTATGCGGGTATGTCAAAAGCTGATTATATAAAGGAAGCGAAAAGACAAACAAAATCTTTTACTGGAACAGGAAACTGGGATGCTAAGCCGAAAAAAAGGAAAAAGGTAGCAGCTGTTTCAACGATTAAGTCAACAGGTATTAAGCCTTTATCAGTAGAAACAAAATTGACAGGAAAAATAGATGCTGCTGTTATAAAGCCTAAAGGTAAAAAAGTAGAGCCTACTAAAAAGCAAACTAGAAAAACAAAGTCTATTGATAAAAAATTAGCTAAAGCTAAAACTGCTAGAGATGCTGGAAACATTAAAAAAGCAGAAAGAAAAGAAAGAGCTGCAGAAAGAAAAGCGGCTAGAGTAGCAAGAAGAGCAACTAAAGCTGCTAAGCCTTCAGTAGCTAAACAAACACAAAAGCAGAAAGCTTCTAAAAAGGCTAAAACTGCCTATACTAAAAAGCTTAACAAGAGCGCACGTAAACCCGGCTATGTAAAGCACCCAACTTACACTTTGAACGGTGAGCCGCTAGAATATAACCCTAAATATGATCCGAAAAATCTAATAACTGATCAATCACAAAAAAGGGATAAAGCGTCGTTAAAGGACAATAAATAAAAATGAAAAAAATATGGGAATGGCTATCAGGTAGCGTTATCAAAGAGGTTGGTAACGTTATCGATAAGCTTACAACAACCAAGGAGGAAAAACTTGAGGCGCATAGGCTTATAACTGAAATATTAGAAAAAGCAGATAAAGAGGCTCAAGAACAAGTTACCGCAAGATGGGAATCAGATATGAAATCTGACTCTTTTCTTTCTAAAAATATTCGGCCAGCTGTTCTTATATATTTAACATTTATATTTACGGTATGTGCATTTTTCGATGGCAACATTGGGGAATTCGTAATAGCCGAGGAATATATACCAATATTTCAAACATTGTTAGTGACGGTTTATGGTGCTTATTTTGTTGGAAGATCTTGGGAAAAAGCGAAATCAATGCAATCTAAGTAGCATGTCAGAACTTAAGCCTAATTTTAAAATACAAAAAACCACTATAATGCAGCTTCCTGATGATAGATGGAGTTTGCAAGTGGGTTGCCCCGCTTATAGATTTATAGTCGATACACCTCAGGAAATGGTAATACAATATGCAAAATGCTTGTCTGATCCGGAGAATTGGTTCAAAGAAAACAAAGCGGCTATGGGTAATAAAGTATTAAAAGATGTTGATTTAGACGTAATTATTAATTATCTAAAGCAAAAATAAAAAAAATAACAATTAAATTTAATTAAATGAGTAAATTAGAAAAAAAAGAGCTGGACGAATTGCAAGCCGGCATACACAAGATTAATAATCTTCAATTGCAAATAGGGGGTATAGAAGCACAGAAGCACGAGTTATTACACGCTATAACCGAGGCGTCTAAAGAGTTCCAATCTAAGCAGTCTGAGTTACAAGACAAATACGGTAAAGTAGACATAGATATATCTACAGGCGAAATAAAAGAGAAAGATGAGTCTATTAAGGAAGATTAGCATAGGTAAAGACTATAAGAATGATGCGATGCACTACGCAGTAGGTCAAGAGGTTTACGGCGGGCATACTATAGTTAATATTATAGAAGAGAAAGATAAGTACTCTATTTATATACAGAAAGGGGACGACGTGTTACCTTGGAAAGATTTCAATAAAAACATGGCAATAGCTATTGAATATAATATAGATTATTAAATGAAAGCTATTTTTGAGTTTATTGTAAAACCTAAAAACAGCAGGACCAATAATGAAAAAGTAATTGGTGATTCAAAACTTATATTAAATACAGAATTGCAAAATCACAATTATGTAAGTAGAGAAGGTATAGTGATAGCAATACCACTAGGAATTGAAACAAGCATAAAAATAGGTGATGAGGTTATTGTACACCATAATGTTTTTAGAAGGTATAGAGATATACGAGGAAATGAAAAGAATAGCAAAAGCTATTTCGAAAATGACACTTTTTTTGTAAGCGCTGATCAAGTATATGCTTATAAAAGAAAAAATAAATGGGAAGCTTGTAAAGGTTATAATTTTGTAAAACCCATTCATGAAGATAAAATGTTTTCTATTAATTTTGAAAAGCCATTAATAGGAGTTATTAAAACAAAAGATCCAGATCTCAAAGACGTTGAAGAGCAGGATTTAATAGGCTTTAAACCTAGTAGCGAGTACGAGTTTATAATAGACAGGCAAAAGCTATATAGAGTACCAACTAATCAAATCACAATCAAATATGAACGTCAAGGAAACGAAAAAGAATATAATCCAAGCTGGGCATAGAGCAGTAGAAGAATTAATAAAAGTAGCTAAAGAAGCTATCGTTGATTCGGGAGACGATATTACTGCTGATAGATTAAAGAATGCAGCAGCAACTAAAAAGCTAGCTATTTTTGACGCTTTCGAAATACTAAACAGAATACAAGAAGAACAGAACTTACTAGACGATAAGCCGAAAGAAGAAGTTAAAAAAGAGGCTTTTAAAGGTTTTGCTGAAAAAAGATCTAGGTAATGTATAAGCAAAATCTATACAGTGTAATAACGCCAATAAAGCAAAATACTATATCTAGGCTAAATAAGTCTAGAAAATGGAAATACGGCTACAATAAAGAAAATGATGTAGTTGTAATAAGCAAGACAGGGCAGATAGGTGAAGTGTACAATATACAAGGATTAAAAATAGCTTTACCTAAAGTTCCTGCTAAATTAGATAAATCAAATAACAAGTGGACAGTTGAAGAATATCCAAAAGAATTAAAACAAATACAAAGTGTTTTTGATTGGAGGGATTACCCTGATGCTTTTCATAAAAAATGGGAACCATATATAGATGAACAATTTAAACGCAGAGAAGAAGGCCATTGGTTCAATAATAAAAGTGTGGCTACTTACATTACTGGCACTCACTTTATGTACTTGCAGTGGTCCAAAATTGATGTTGGGTTCCCAGACTTTAGGGAAGCAAACAGATTATTCTTCATTTTCTGGGAGGCTTGCAAAGCCGACACCCGGGCTTATGGAATGTGTTATCTTAAAAACCGTAGATCAGGGTTCTCTTTTATGTCCTCAGCTGAGTCAGTTAACCTTGCTACAATTTCCTCGGATTCACGGTTCGGCATATTGTCCAAATCGGGTTCCGATGCTAAGAAGATGTTCACAGATAAGGTGGTACCAATTTCCGTCAACTATCCCTTCTTTTTCAAACCGATCCAAGACGGTATGGACCGCCCCAAGACCGAGCTTGCCTATAGAATACCTGCCAGTAGACTCACTAGAAAATCCATACAAAATAAACAAGATCAGGAACTCCTCGAGGGTCTCGATACCACTATCGACTGGAAGAACACGGGCGACAACTCCTACGATGGGGAGAAGCTTAAACTCCTCGTCCATGATGAATCGGGTAAATGGGAGAAGCCGGACAACATCCTCAACAACTGGAGGGTTACGAAAACAACGCTAAGATTAGGAAGCAGAATTATTGGTAAGTGTATGATGGGATCAACATCAAACGCTTTAGATAAGGGAGGTGAAAATTTCAAAAAGTTATTCAACGATTCTAATGTTTTAAAAAGAAACAGAAATGGACAAACCAAGTCAGGACTCTATTCTTTGTTCATACCTATGGAATGGAACTACGACGTAGTTC